CATTCTGGAATAGTAAAAAACAAAACAAGAATATATTCTTACTTAAAGAGGAACAGGCTATCGCTAAATTTGAACACTATGCCACTTATTAAACCAAAGAAGTACGAGAAACAGAAAGACTTTATAGTTCGCTGTATAGGTAACGCTAAGATGGCATCTGAGTATAAAGATACCGACCAGAGAATGGGAGTCTGCTACACCATCTGGAAAGAGAACTTTAACCCAAAAAAATAGTTGCATATATAAAAAATAGTATTATATTTGCATAGATGTTTACTAACAACATCTTTTTTCATTTTTTGATTTACGTTAATATGAGGCTGCTTCGGTAGCCTCTTTTTTTTTGTTTATATTTTGTTAATTACTAAATAGTTTGTATATTTGCTTAAAATAATAAGTAAATGGACAAGTTATTAAGATTTATATTATCCCCCTTAAACTTACTGAAGTTAGTATTTGTAATCGTTCTGGTATTCATATTCTGGATGCTTGAGAGTGCGCTGATGATACTACACTATGTTCTTGACTCTCCGTTGAGATGGATTTTGAGTAAGATAGAAAAGTTAATTAAGTTACTAATAAGACAGATAAAATGAGCAAATCAAATGAGTTATTTCAGAAGATGAGAGAACGAGGTTCTCTTTCTGATGAGCAGATAGATAGAATGGAAATTCAATACAAAGAAGAGATGGAACTTGCTGAGTGGAGATACTCAGAGGCAGGTAAGAAGAATAGAGAGGACATCAGATACACTCTTAACAAAGTGTTTGAGGAATTTCATCCAATGCAATTTATAGCACCAGAACTAGCTAAAAGAACGATAGATGAGTAATCAGATAGTTACACTTGACGGAAAGTTTTGGGATAAAGATTCTATCTTAAAACAAATGGATAATGATGAGTTCTACTATGAATACTTAGGCAAGAATGCCTTGAGTAGTAGTAGTGTAAAACTCTTAAACAAATCACCTAAAGCATACGATAAGTCGCTAAGGTTTGCCAATAAGCGAACGGGTGCTATGACAATAGGATGGTTATTACATTTGGCGGTTTTTGAGCCTGAGAAGTTTGCACACCTTAATTGGGTAGATGCCAGTACAAGGAACACTAAGATATACAAAGAGGCGTTTGCTAACAATCCGATGACATTCTTGAGGAAAGAGTATGAGGACACTATGAGAATGGCTGATGCTATATATAGCAATTACGATGCTGAAATGCTAATAAAGGGTCTTGATTACGAGAAGCCAGCTATCGGAAATATTAACGGTATTCCTTTTAGGGCTAAGGCAGATGCTATTGGCAAGAATGGAATCGTAGACCTAAAGACTACAACAGGTCTTGCTGAGGGTAGCTTTCCTTACAATGCTAGAAAGTATGGTTACGCCAGTCAGGTTTTCATTTACTGTAATTTATTCGGTGTCGAATACCAAGACTTTAAGTTCTTGTGTATATGTAAGGACACTAAAGATATTGCAGTATACGATGTTAGTGAGGAGTTTTACTTTCAAGGCGAAGAATTAGTTGTTAGCGCAATAAACACTTACAGAGAATGGTTTTCTGAAGGTGGTAAAAATATAGAGGAATACATTATAAAAGGAATATTATGACTAGAGAAGAAGAAATAGAATGGGAGAGACAGCACAAAGAAGATATGAAGGATATATATAAAACACTTCGGGAAGATGTCGGATGTGGTGTTCCTGACCCCCTTTATTGGGTAGAAGGTATATATGTCTACCCAGACGGAACCACTGAAGAATAGTGTAAATGAGAAAAAAGAAACTAACCCAGCAAGAGAGAATTAACACACTTGAAAAGGCAGTAACAACTTTATATGCTATGATTCAAGCAGTAATTCAAAAGTTGCCAGAAGATAAGAAAGATGACGTATCAACAAGTTAAAGAAGATTGCCGAGAGGATGTACTACTCTCATTGAGAGACGGAGCCTTGCTCTTAAGCGAGGTTCAGCTCTTAATACAGTACTTTAAAGATACAGAGCAGTATGAGTGCATACAAGGTGCTATGGAAGCGTATAATGAATATAAAAAAGAATTAGATGGAATTGGAGATAGAATATCTTAAGAGATTAGTAGAAGAAAAGACTGGTGTTAATATGGGTGTTAAAACCAGAAAGAGAGAGGTTGTGTTTGCCAGAAGGATGTATTATAAGTTGATTAGGGAGTTTTACAAGCAGATGTCGCTTCACTCCATAGGAAATACATTACCGTTAAAGCAGAACCACGCTACCGTACTACATCAGATAAATGAATTTGAAATAGACTACGCCCAAGACAAGTTGTTTAGGAATAAGTATAATTCAATACGGAATGAATTTTGCGGTCTTGCAGGAGAGCCAGAGATTGATTTTGAGGAAGAGAACCTTAGACTTAAAATAGAGGTGTCTGACTTAAAGGCAGAAGTTGAAAAGCTTAAGGGTGAGCTAAAGGATTCTATAAGAGATAACATAAGACCCAGAAACCAACAGACAAAGGTTTATTACGCCTCTGAAGGAATAAGTGGTTCAATATACTAATAAGATATGAAGCTAAAGAAGAATACATTTGTAAAGGCATACGCCTACTTTAAAGACCAATTAGCATTAGCACAACAGAAAGAGGATAACGATAATGTAATTATGTATTACAATAGTCAGATTGACTCATTGATGACTAGGTACTACTCCCAGTAAATCAGGCACTTAAACACTTCGGTATGAACTTTATTATTTAAATATGCCAAGACCAAAGAAGAGAAGTCTAATATCAGACGAGAAGAAAGCTGAATTAGGAATACCGATTAAGCCAAAGCCAGAACCAAAGGAGACCAAACCACACATTCCATATTCAGATGGGCGTAGAAACAACGGTGCGATAAAAGGAGTGTCCAGAGGGCAGGGCAGAAAGCCTAAAGCCAAAGAGGCAGACATAAAAAACTTTGCGCTAGGTTCAATGAAGAAAGCCTTTGGAAGCGAGAAGAAGGCTTGGGAAACACTTGCAGAGATGAGCAAGGATTCCTTTGCACACTTACGTCTACTGTGGGAGTACAAGTATGGTAAGCCGAAAGAGCAGAAGGATATTAACGTAAAGCAGGAGGTAAACATTCCTGTGATATCTTTCCTGCAACCAGAAGAGACTATCGATATTGAAGCAACAGAGATAAAGGATGAGGAAAGTAAATCTTAACCCTAAGTACAATCCTCTGTTCAGAGACTCAAGTAGGTACTTTGTAATTACAGGCGGTAGGGGAAGTGGTAAGTCTTTTGGCGTAAACACATTCTTAGTATTGCTTACTTACGAAACTGGACACCGCATACTGTTTACTCGATATACAATGACTTCGGCATCAATGTCTATTATACCAGAGTTCTTGGAGAAGCTGGAACTGATGGGGATTGCAGAAAACTTTACCGTTACAAAGAACGAGATTATAAATAACCTAACAGGGAGCAGCATTCTGTTTAGTGGTATCAAGACTGCGAGCGGAGACCAGACAGCCAAGCTCAAGTCTATTCAAGGCGTTACGACATTTGTCTTGGATGAAGCAGAGGAACTTACAGACGAGGAATCGTTTGAAAAGATAGACTACTCTGTTCGAGCCACAGGAAAGCAGAATCGCTGTATCCTCATCTTAAACCCCACAACTAAACAGCATTGGATATACGAGAGGTTCTTTGAGAATAGAGGCATTACAGACGGTTACAATGGCGTTAAAGAGAACGTCAGTTATATACACACAACTTACCTTGACAACAAGCAACACTTGTCTCCATCATTTGTAGAGCAAGTCGAGGTTATGCGAAAGCGTAGACCAGAGAAGTATAAACACCAAATATTAGGAGGTTGGCTTGAGAAAGCGGAAGGAGTTGTGTTTACGCATTGGGAGGTTGGAGACTTTAATAATGAGTATGATACGATATTTGGACTTGATTTCGGATTTTCGGTAGACCCCTCAAGTTTATGCGAAATTGCCGTAGATAAAGTTAGAAAGACTATCTGGATAAAAGAACACTTCTACAAGGCTGGCTTGTCTACATCTAATATATTTGAGCTTTGCAGGAGATATGCTGGCAACAATCTAATAGTATGCGACAATAGTGAACCTCGACTTATATCGGAGCTAAAGACTAAAGGTCTTAGGAACATTACGCCTACTATTAAAAAGAAGGGTAGTATATTATCTGGGATTGCACTTATGCAAGACTACAACATAATAGTTGATAAGGACTCTGTGAATTTAATACGAGAGTTTAACAATTATGCTTGGAAGTTAAAGGGTAGTATACCAAGAGATTCTTGGAATCACAGCATCGATGCCTCGAGATATGCAATTCAATACGCCCTTGAGCGTACTGTGCCTAAAGGAATGTACGTATTGCGTTAAAAATAAGGTATATCCCATACCACATCATTACTGTTGCTACACATATAATTGTCCACATTATTCTTTTCATTCTTGTTCTATTATGGGTTCAACTGATATTATACCTTGCCTGTCAAACTTAACTACAACTTCATTACAGCCATTGTCTAAACAGGAGCGGAGGTATTGATTAAATTGCTTCATCGTCATTCTCTATCTCTTTTTGTAAGTTAGCTAACGCTCTCCAAGCTACTTTAGCGGAGTGTCTGATGCCATCGGTATCAACAGTACCTGCTTCAAGTAAGTGCCGAGTAAGAGCGTCCAATTCGTCTCCTGACTTGCTTCTATCCCAAGCTAACGGTTTATCTGGATTGTGTTGTTGTTGTCCAACGTAAGAACACTTTGCGATTTCTCTAATTGCATCGGGAAAGTAATTCAATACCCCTGTAAAGATTGGAGTTTGTTTCCTTGTGAATTTAATAGGGGTTTGTTCCTCTGACAATTTAATACCCCCCTGTGGCAATTCAATACCCTGTTCTTGTGGGATTGCTTCAATATCCCCTTGCTTATTCCATTTATACATATATTTGCCTTTAAATATCATTACACAAAGATAGTAAATATTTTACAAATACTTAACATTGGCTTAACATTGGGTAACATTAGACATCACATCGTATGTTTGCATCGAACATTAAAATAAATACAAATGGAAATACAAATTGAGTTTGGGGGATTTTACGGATTCCACGATGACTACATTGAAGATAGATGCGACACATTAAGTATTGATACTGATGATGTACATTGGGGTAAGACATTCGTCCAATATAGTGTAGCTTGGGTGCATAGGTTTACGGATATGACAGGAATAGAATTGTTTTTTATTGGACTAGACAGCCCTAGATATTACAATTATCGCACCGATAACATTATGGTTAAGGTATTGCCTGATGTTGTTGAGCACCTGATGACATATATAAATGATGAATTTAAGGAATGGGCAAACCCACAATTACAAAGTAGGTCTGGATTTCACTCATTCTATAATGGCGTTGATGACTTAATAGAACGCAGTAAAGATGATGATGATGATAAGGCTATCTTACTCGGAACGGTGTGTAATTACTTAATTGAAGTAATGGAGGTAAACGAAGATGTTTACGAATTAGAATATGACATAATAGGATTAACAGATAAAACGACAAATAATGAATAACGAAGTATTAACAGTATTAGAGAACTGCAAAGATTATATTGGGCAAATAAAAGAAGATGCGCTTGGAAAGTATTTGATTGCAGAAATTGATAAGACAATAGAGAACGAGCGTATTTGCAGAGATACCACATATATATATGAGTCTATATCCCTTCATCAGTCAGACGGAGAGTTATATGTCGAATATGGAGATATTAACGATACAAAAATGCTTGTGTTCAATATAGATAACCTTTACAAGGATTTAGGTAGTTGGATACACCTTATTAAACAAGGTAATGCAGAAATGCAACAGATGTACAAAAATAGCATAGATAAGGAGATACAAGGATAATCATTAACGCAAGGATAATCATTGCATACAAGGATAATCATTGCATATAAATTAACACATAAATAAATACAGATGAAAATATACAATAATAGATTAACACTAGAGGATTTTGACGCTTGGTCTGGTGCAGTAGACACTAAACAAGTTATAATTGACAATAACAAGGGGGATGACTTCGAATTTCTTATTGAGGAATTATACCCAGAAGGAATTGAAGAAACCCAATTAAATGACATACTTTGGTTTGAAAGTGAATGGATATATAAGAACTTAAATATTAGAGAAGATGATTAGTTTAATAACAGGAATATTATTTTTAGTAATAATTGGTTTAACTTTAAATTAACGGAATGTTTGAAATTGGAGTAAGTTTTGTTTTGCTTGGAATGTTTTTAATTGCATACTCAAAGTAAATTTAATATGTAAGCAATTCAATATATAAGCAATTCAATATATAAGCAATTCAATATATGTGTAATTGCATAGGTAGTAATTGCATAGGGTGTACTAGCGTATGCCTTATGCTTATTTAGACCAATTATAAATAAATATGTTTATTTGGATATGTGCCAAAATTATTGTAGTATTCGCGCGCCCGTTCGTATAGTATATATGTATTGTATTGCTTATTTAGAATCTATACAAATAGTAAATAAAATGTCAATATCTTTGGTAGTTTGTTAAATTGTTGTATATTTGTACTAACAAAAACAAACAATTATGTATATCAATGAATACGGAATAAAGACCAGCAAGAAGTTAGATAGAATTGTCAGAGCTGCTACAAACCATACAAGAAGAAACTTTAAAGGATATGAAGTAAACGGAATTACGTTCGGTGATTTTTGCAATACAAAAAGAATGCTAGATTTACGCAATAGGTTCGACATTGAAGTTGAACGAATTGGCGGCATAGATTATACCTTCGGAGATTGTTTAGCATAATAAACAAAATAATAAACAAAATAATAAACAGCAAATAATAATATAAATTAACAAAGATGAAAACAAACAACACAAACAACAAGACACAAAAAACGATTGAAACATTCGCTTTAATCATTGCAACAATATACAGCATTGCAACCGTTTTAGGCGTTGGGTATATTCTACTTAACATTGATAAGGTTTCTTTTAATTTCTAGTAATATGGAAACACTCGACAAACTAACAAAAAAAGCGGTACACCTACTTTTGTACATCGTACCGCTATATTTAGCCCTTCGCATTATATTAACACAATAAAACAAAACAAAGATGAAACAAACAAAGATAATACAAATGTTAGGTCGCACAGGTCGACCAGTAGCGAATCAATTTTTAATATTTACTAAAGAAGGTACATATTTTCAGAGCTATAAAAGTATCATCGCATTCAAGCCAAACGATGACAGGCGCATTCAGTTAGACTCTTACTACTGGGATTATTCCGCCACTACTGGCAAATATAGAAACGACTTTCTTGGTGAGGGTATAGCCGACACAAGAGCAAAGATAGAAAGCAAAGAATACTATTTGACTAACTTAAATAAATAATATGTACTACATAAACTACACTGACGACAACTATACGCCTGGCATTGGTTATGGCATTGAAACAATAGACGAAGCCGAAACAAGAAACGAGGCACTATATTTATTAAGAGAATATAGAATTTCTGATGCTTCTGGCAAATATAAAATAAGCAAGAGACCAAGTAAATGCTGGTTTGAATAACTAAAATAAATTAATATGAATAGGAATATATTTGAAAATAATTTGAGAATAATTAAAGAAAGTAAGACAAAACACAGCAAAGAAATAAACTACCTAAAAGACAAAGACTTCCTTAAGTGGCTGAATAATAACGGATTGATTAACTGGTTAAAATAAAAATAGGAGTAAAAGTATAGTTATTTTAGTTTGTTTTGTTTAAACAATATCTATTTCATTGTAGTGGTGTTAAATGCTTGAATAAAGATTAACAGTATAAATTTAGATAGATTATTGATGCGCCCCCTTAATTGGGGGCTTTTTTTGTACCCATACCAAAGAAATTAACAATAAATGTCTTTATTGGTTGGACTCTACCGAGTGTCCACTCGTAGTGTATTATATCTCCACTCTCTACTCACATCATCATTTCCAACTGCCATTCAATTCAATAGGTATGAATTTAATAGGTGATATAACATCTATTGTTGTGCAATAGAATTGCCTTACAATTCAATACCCTTACTTGTGAATTTAATACCCTTTTCGTATATTAGCTATGAATTTAATAGTATGCCTAAACGTAAGATAAAACCCATTCCGATGTATTTACAAGACACAGACAAAGCTCGTAAAGCTATCTCTTGGGCATTTAGAAGCTTTCTAAGAGCATATCCCAAAGTAAGTGGTGATGAGTACCGCATTATAGTAGATAATGGCTTAAAACGCATTAAATCGCCTCAAACGTACAAAAAAGAAGAACTGACTGAGAAACTATGGGATGTTTACCTAACATATTACGATAGGCACATTAAAGAAGTAGGTTATGAATCATAACTGGTTACTTATGTTATTATACGAAACATATTATATATTTTATATAAAGTGCTTCATATTAAAATACATTCTGATACATAACCTTCTTAAAATACATTTTAAGATATTATGCATCTTAATATACTTTAAGATATATATTATATATATGTGCCACACAGGCAGGTGCGTAATCAAAAAGTACACTTAACAAAGCAATTATTATTTAGATATGAAAACCATAGAATTAGAATTATCAGTTCCAACCGCCTTATCAGACATTACGCTTGGGCAATATCAGCGATATATGAAAGTAGTCGAGGAGAACGAGGGAGATGATAATGCAGGAGAGTTCTTAACGCTAAAGACCATTGAGATATTTTGTAACATCTCACTAAAGGATGTTTTAAGCATTCCTGCTAAAGATGCCGATAAGGTATTAACTATAATCAACAAGGCATTTGAAGAGAAGCCGAACTTAATAACTAGGTTTGATTTGCTTGGTGTCGATATGGGATTTGAACCAAAGCTAGAGAATATATCTCTTGGGGCATATATAGATGTTGAGGATAATATATCAGACTGGCAAAGAATGCACAAAGCTATGGCAGGGCTTTACAGACCAGTCAATTTCAAGAACAAAGACAAGTACACCGTAGCACCATACGAACCCAGCGAAGAGGTCTCTAATTTAATGAAAGAGATGCCACTAGATGTTGTTATGAGTGCTATGGTTTTTTTTTACGATTTAGGGAAGGAGTTGTTGAGAGCTATCCCGAGCTATATACAGAACAATCTGACGGAGGAACAGACTTATCAGCTCAAGCAAACTTTGGCTCAAAATGGGGTTGGTACCAATCAATATACGGACTCGCTGGAGGAGATGTTCTCAAGTTTGATAAAGTTACCGAGCTTCCAGTATTCAAGTGCCTCAACTTCCTAACATTTGAGAAAGAGAAAAACGAAATAGAAGCAGCGATGATAAAAAAAGCATATAAGCGATGAAAGAGTTTTATAATTTAATGGACAAGATTTACAGATACCTAAACGGTAGTCCAAGTGTAAACACAGTAACCTTTGGCAATATCTTTGACGTAGACTTAGCCAAGCAAACGCTGTTTCCATTGTCGCACGTTAACATACAAAACGTTACGTTCTCAGAGCATACAATGAATTTCTCTATTCAAGTAATATGTATGGATATAGTAGATGCCTCTAAGGATGATAAATTAGACCCAGCCTCAGTTCCATACAAAGGATTGGACAACAGGGCAGACGTACTAAACACACAGCTTACGGTAATAAACGGATTGCAAAGCTCACTAAGAAGAGGTGGGCTAAACGATGAAGATTACGTATTAACCTCTGATGCAACTGCCACATTATTTGAAGATAGATTTGAGAACTTATTATCTGGTTGGGCATTAGACTTATCTATTGAGATGCCCAATTCAAATATGCAAATTATAAATTCAACAGGAGACGGTTGTAGGTAATGGAGATTAGATTCAAAAATACAGAGGACTATATAAAATCATTTGCCGAGAGCAAACTGGTTCAGTATTTCCTTGAGTCCTATGAAACCACAAGAAGCAGAGGATTCGGAGGAAGTTCTCAGGTACGCTCTAGCGGCGCAGGTGGTGAGTCTTTGAATGTAAGGGTAGAAAATAACGGTCTTGACATAAACCTATATGGCAACTCCTACTTGCAGGCTGTTGACGAAGGAACAGAACCGTTCTCACCTCCGCCACAAGCTATAATAAATTGGTTGCAAACAAAGCCAGTTACACTTAGAGACTTTAAGACAGGCATAGAACTAGATAGAACTCCAGCCAACCTAAGAAGCGTTGCGTATAAAATAGGCGATTCCATAAGAGCTGATGGTATCGCACCAACGAACTATATAAAAGAAGTTGTAGAAAGGGGCTTTGAAGAGATACTAGATGGAATGAACGCACCACTCAAAGAAGATGTTGAAAATAAATTAGAGGAAATACTAAAAAGTGTCGGCTATACAAAACAGGGAGACACATACGTTTTAAAGACAAAATAAATGGCAAAACTAATAAACACAAGAAGTCCGTTTTATATAAAGGTTTATCACTCATTATTATTTGAGGCAAAGTTACAGCTTTATATATATGAGGGCGTAAAAACTACACCTGATGCTGCGGATTTAAAGTACACAATACAAAAGGCAGAACTTGGGGGTAACAATTACGTTGTATTTGAAATATCTGAGCTTGTAAGAGATTACATTGAAACAAGGTATGACGGAGAATATGATAGCTATACTGTTTGGGTAAACCCAGTAGTTACTGCATTTCAGTCAAACGGAAGTACGATTTCATCACCAACAGTAACGCCAAGTGATTACGCATCTCAATTTATAGCTACCGATGGTTACGGTTACTTTGAGGAGGGTATAAATCCAGACTTTGATGAAGGGCTAATGATGTCTGAAGGAACTATATACAGGGTTAATGACAGAAGCGTAAACATTCCAGTTAGCGCAGAGACAACAAATAGTCTGGCATTTAGGTTAAACGGAGATACCATAAGCTCCGTTACAATATCTGATAACGACAACACCAATCAAAAAATACAATACATAGCATCTGATAGCAATTCAGAAGCAGACAGCTACAAAGAAAGGGTATTAGAAGCTGGTGGTACATTTGAATATAACTCATTGCTGGAAGCGTTTGAAGAATCACTTGATATAGGTGCAGTTGACGAGGTATACATAAACTACACAAACGACACAGAAACAAAAACTAAAATACTAAAAGTAAAAACATTTGACTGCTCGAAGTATGAGCCAATAAGAGTTACCTTTGTAAATAAGTATGGCGCACTACAAGACCTGTATTTTACAAGAAGAAGTAATGAGTCTATAAATATAGAAAGCAGCGACTACAAGGCATCTGTTTTGGACTTCGGCAACTTTAGTTACGACACATCTGAGCATCAAATGAGAACGCTAAACTTAATGGGTAAAGAAAGTATTACGTTAAATACAGATTACATTGATGAGTCTTGTAATGAGCATATAAAACAACTTATGTTGTCAGAGCAAGTCTGGATGACAAGGCTCACAGACGAAGAAAAGATAGTGCCATTAAAAGTAAAGACACAAAGCCTTCAGATGAAGAAAAGGGTTAACGATAAGTTAATTCAATACACTATGGAGTTTGATGTTGCAGCAGATAAAATAAACAATATTCGATAATGAATAAAGTTGTACTTTACATAAAAGATGCCGATAATGTTTATCAGGCGGTAGACTTGTTTGAAGATGAAACTATATCTGTTACGTCTAAAATACAAGACATAAGGGATATATCTAAGATATTCACAGATTTCTCGCAGTCTTTTACGTTGCCTGCCTCTAAAAAGAACAACAAAATATTTAGACACTTCTACAACTACTTTATATCGGAAGGAGCTTTTGATGCTAGAAAAAAAGTAGATGCTGTTTTAGAAATAAACTATATACCATTTAGGCAAGGAAAGATATTTCTTAATAGCGTTAAGGTAAAAGAAAATAAACCCTTTGCATATAACGTTACATTCTTCGGTAATACCGTTACGCTAAAAGACTCTTTGGGTGATGACGAATTAAGTCAGCTTAACTTTTCTCAATTTGACCATTCTTACGGTACGGATGAAGTTAGAGACGGTCTTACGACTGGCGTTGACTTTAGCGGAAACACCACCTCAATTATATATCCGTTAATAAGCCATACTAAAAGGCTTTACTTTGACTCAAGAAATAGCGGAGGACATAGCCTTGATGGAAACCTTCATTTTCAAAGCACAGGAGTAGGAAGTAATAACGCAAATTTAGCTTTAGAATATACAGACCTCAAACCAGCTATAAAAGCAAAAGAGATTATAAGTGCCATCGAAGACAACCCAAAATACAACATATCTTTTGTAACAGGAGATGATGACGATTTCTTTGATTCAGATGCGTTTAGCAATCTATATCTATGGTTAAGCAGAACTAAAGGTGTGCTTGGAGGAGCCGAAAGCGCAGAGGAAAAAATAAAGGTTCTTGAGGATTGGCAATACGATTCTGGAGATAATTTTGTGTCTATATCTCTTGACGGTCAAGAGGTGTTCTTTACGGATATACCAGATAGTGGAACTCCCTTTAGTTCTATTGGTTTAAACTGCACAATAACCCCTTCAAGCGGATATGAAAATGTTCAATACACAATACAAATGTATAGAGAGGGTGTTCTCTGGGCGGAGACATCTAATGTTACTGGAACTAAGTCTGTTTCTTATAATTCTTCATTTGGATTGGGTAGTTCTTGGAACGATATAAGGTGGAAGTTTATAGTTAGGTCAAATTCTCAGTTTTTATTTACTCCTAGCCTTCGTATGTTTGACTTTAGAAGCTCCCCAGAAAGAAATCAAGTTCTTGATTGTAACCCAAGCGTACTTACCGCACAAAGCGAGGTGATAATAAGCGAAGAGATTCCTAAGATGAAAATAATAGACTTTCTATCAGGAATATTCAATATGTTCAATCTTACTGCTTTCTTTATTGATGATATGAATAGCCCTAATTTTGGCAAAATAAAGGTAATGAAGCTAGATGAGTTCTACACCCCTACCGACACAGGTTCAGATGCATACCCATCAAATATATATGACATAACAAGGTATGTTGATTCTAGCGAGACTGACGTTGAGGCAACAATTCCATTTAGCGAAATAAACTTCAACTACCAAAAAGCCAAAACACTACTAATGAAGCAGCATAGCGAGGCGTTTAATAGTGAGTTTGGAGACGAAGAGTTTAGACCAGATGGGGTAGATAGAGGTAAGCCATACAATGTTAAAGTTCCATTCGAACACTTTAAGTTTGAGAGATTGTTCGATGACAATTCTCTTGACATAGCTTCTGGCACACCAACAGATATTCAATGGGGGTATTCAGCAGGAGACAACTTCAAGCCACAACCTGAAGCAGACCCAAAAACAGGAAATTACGAACCAGTTTTAACAAAACCAATGTTGTTTTATGGAATAAACACAACCATAGCAAGTGTTTTTAGGTATATAAATTGGTCTGGCACCTCACACCAAGGCCTTTCAACTTATTGGAGACCATCTAATACAAATGAAACTGGTAGCAATCCAAACTACAATTTACCGTTAGAGTTAGGCACAACAACTTCAACAACAGCGAATAAGCTTGTCGATAGTAGTCAGAACTTCTTATCAACAGTTGACGTAGGGGATTTTGTATCAAACACCACAGATTCAGCTTTAGCTCTGGTTACTGCTGTTGATAGCGACACAACATTATCATTAAGCTTAGACATATTTGTTTCTGGTGAAGATTACAAGGTTTATAGAAAACCTGCTTTTACTTTGAACTTTGATAACGAGGTAGATGAGTGGAATCTTATAGATTACTCTGGAGAAACAAGTTCGTTATTCAGCAAATTCTACCAAACATATATCGAAGATGCCTTTAATGCTAAGAAAAGAATATTTAAACTAACAGCACATTTGCCAAATAGTATATTACTTAACTACAAAATGAATGATAGATTCAAAATCGGAGACAAGGTATTTACTATAAACTCCATAAATAGTAATTTAAAAACAGGCGAATCTAAATTAGAATTACTAAACGTATTATGATAAAGCAGATTATAGATTTATTGCAAGTATCCGACTGGTATGGCATATCCCACAATATAGATATTGCCAAAGGAATGTATAAGGGGTGCGCTAATTGGGATGATGTGAAGGAGCAAGTAGAAAGAGTGAAACAATCTAAAGCATACAAGAATGTCTGAACAAAAGATACTCATATCAATAAAGATTAACGATAGGGAGGCTGCCAACACCCAGAAGCAATTAAAGGTTACTAAAGACAACTTTCACAGCATTACTGATGCTGAAAAGGAAAAAAT